AAGGTAATGCAGAAACGTACAAAGTAAAGAAAGATGGCAGTAAGTATGCAAGACCCAACAAATGTAAGGACTGTGATGCTAGAGGCTATCAACTTAAGAAGCAATCAAGAATGGCTGGCTTTGGATTCTTCCCACCTAGCGCATCTTGGGTTAGTGCTAGTGGTTTTTCTACAGGCAAGGATATACTAGACGTACTTAGGGCTACAGCTATAGACAACAACATGGAAGTAGCTGTTAAGTTTCTTGAGGACTTGAAACGGTTGAACGCTGTGTCTAGCTACCTGTCTAGCTTTGTTGAGGGTATAGACACCTTCACTAAACAGAACGATGTACTGCACGTGTCACTAACGCAGCACATTACATCTACTGGCAGGTTTAGTGGGCGTGAGCCTAACATGCAGAACATGCCTAGAGGTGGTACGTTCCCTGTTAAGCGTGTCTTTGTATCACGTTGGGATGGCGGTAAGATCATGGAAGCTGATTTTGCACAGCTAGAGTTTAGGGCTGCTGCATTCCTGTCACAGGACGAGACAGCTATGGAAGAAATCAACACAGGGTTTGACGTACACGCATACACTGCTCAGATTATCTCTGATGCAGGTCAACCTACTGCAAGGCAAGCTGCCAAGGAACACACCTTCGCCCCTCTCTTTGGCGCGACAGGCTTTGGCAGGACTAAGGCAGAAGCTGCGTACTACACGCACTTCATTGACAAGTACAAAGGCATAGCTAAGTGGCACAAGAAGTTAGGTGATGAGGCTATACGTTTCCAAAAGATAACCAATGTGTCAGGTAGGCAGTATGCATTTCCCGGTACTACTAGAAGGGAAAACAATACGCCTACTAACTTCACTAGGATCAAGAACTACCCTGTCCAAGGGTTTGCTACTGGTGATGTTGTACCTGTTGTGTTACTTGAGATTGACAAGAGACTAAAAAACATGCGCTCTTGCATAGTTAATAGTGTCCATGACTCAGCGGTCATTGACATACACCCTGATGAACAAAAGGAGGTAATCAATGTTATTAACGATGTTAACGACTGTCTTAATAGTATCATTGATAATTACTACGGCATAAAGATGAACGTACCACTACTTTTAGAAGCCAAGATTGGACCGAATTGGCTTGACACTAAAGATGTGATATGATATAACTGCGGTTCAAATAAAGCTCAGAAAGGATATATAATGAGCAATGAGTTGACAACGCCCCTTGGAAGGGCAGACTTTGCAGCAGCTATGGGATTCAGCGCAAGCAATGATACACCAATGGGTGGCCCTAACCTTTCACGCCTTGCACAGGTACAGGCTCCTATTATGCGTGAGCAAGTAGATGCAGACGGTGAACTTGAAGAGAAGGTAGTTGTGCCTTTGGGTGCTTACAAGCTGACTGATGCAGAGGGTAACACCGTGTATAGCCGTAATGCTACTATTAGGCTTTATGCACAAAAGCAGCAGTGGACACAATGGGATAGTTCTAGTAGCACTATGAACAAAACTATTATGGTTGACGTTCTTAAGGGTGATCTTAAAGATACCAAAGGGACATTCAACCTTGGTCGGCCTAGCACGTATGTTAAGGATTGGGAAGCATTAGATGAGGATACTAAAGCTGTCATCCGTAGTGTTAAGAACACCAAGGTTTTGTTTGGTAAAGTTAAGCTAGGCAAGGTCATTGATGAGAATGGCGTAGCTGTAAAAGGTTATGACTCAGAGATTGACTTTACTATGGACGTAAAGAATATTGACAGTAAGCGTTCCTTGGATGAAGCACTTAAAGAAATTGTATCTTTGGAATTTGTACCTGTTGAGTATAGTATAGTGCTCTCTTCTAAAAAAGAAGTTTTGCCTACAGGAAACAAATACGCTACTATGTTAGCTTCCTTGGGTGCAGAAACACAAATAGTTCCAGAAGATCACGTTACAGCGCAATCATTTATTGACTACGTTGACTACCGTAATGAGTATGTACTTAGTAAGTGGAAGTCTTTACGTAAGCCTGATGTAGCTATAGACCCCTCTACACTTGACGCTATCGTGCAAGTAGAAGAAATTCCTTTCTAGGATGAACTTTGCACACGCTGCTGAACTACCCATTAAAATACTCATGCGTGATGCTACTTTAGGCCAAGCAGAAATGTCAGAAGCAATAATTGATAACGTTGCTTCTGACGTATCGGCAGGACTAAACAAGCAATTCAACGGTGGGCCACGGGATGCGTTCAGGCTTAGAATGTCCAACATAGGGCGTCCTAAGTGTCAACTCTGGTTTGAAAAGAACATGCCAGAAGAAAAAGAGCCAATGCCAGAGCAGTTCATGATGAACATGATGCTAGGCGATATAGTTGAGGCAGTATTCAAAGGTATCCTACGCACTGCTGGTGTAGAGTTCCAAGACAATGAGTACGTGTCGTTAGACTTAGGGGGAGGTAGACGCCCAATCAAGGGTGAGTATGACTTAGTGATGGCTGGCAGGGTAGACGATGTTAAGAGTGCATCTGATTACTCCTACACTAAGAAGTTTGTTGATCTTGAGACACTACAGGCTAGTGATCCTTTTGGCTACGTAGCACAGCTTGTAGGCTACGCTACAGCAGCAGGTAAGAAGGTTGGTGGCTGGTGGGTAGTCAACAAGGCTAACGGTCATCACAAGTACGTTTCAGCCAAGCACGTTGACGTTGAGGCTGTCTTAGATAAGATGCGTGAAACGTATGACTACCTAGAGAACGATGAACCACTTGAGCGTCAATACACAGACATACCTGAGACCTATCGCAAGAAAGAATCAGGTAACAGAACGCTATGCAGAGAGTGTAGCTTTTGCTCATTTAAGAAAGCTTGTTGGCCTGACTATCAAGAGTTGCCATCAAGGGTCTATCAAGGCAAACTAACAGCACCTACGGTGCATTACACTAAACTGAAAGAGGGAAATGCAAATGGCTAAAGTGACACTAAACGATATTGAATACGACTCAGAAGACTTTAACGAAACACAGATTGCTTTGTTAGCAGAGATACAATATAGCGCAACAATGAAGCGACAGCTAGAGTTTCAATTAGCTAGTGTGTCTAACATGGGGGTGCTTTTAGTAGACAAACTTAAACAGGCACTAGAAGACGAGACTATCCCAGAAGAAGATGCCTAAACCTAAGAGGCTACACCTTAAAGCCAAGTACAGGAGTGGTCTTGAAAAACAGACTGCTCTTGTTTTGTCGGAGTGCCAAAAAAAGGTAAGGTATGAGTTACTTAAAATAGAGTGGGAGGACTTACGTTATCGTACTTACACGCCTGACTTTCAGTTGGACAACGGTATCTTTATTGAGACCAAGGGTATCTTTGACAGTGAAGACAGGCGCAAGCATGTGGAAGTAAGAAGGCAGCACCCTGAGTTAGACATACGCTTTGTATTCAGTAACGCTAAAGCTAAACTCTACAAGGGTGCTAAGAGTAGATACTGTGATTGGTGTGAGAAAAATGACTTCTTGTACTCACACAGACTAATACCTCAAGGGTGGTTGACAGAGCCGGGAAAGTATGTTACACAGACTAAGATACCACTCAAAACAAAAAGGAAGACTTGATGCCGTATTCACTAGACGATGATGAGATTGCAATACTAATCAAACCTATGGGTAACGGACAGATTGGTACTTGTATCTGCAAGAGCGACGATCACGAATTGTCTGATGAGCAGCTATCAGATGCTATGGGCGTAGGTCTAGCTATGATTGGCTTGTTTGAGTTGCTTAATGATGACGATGATGAAATCTACGAAGACCTCAAGTTTGCACTAGAAGAGAAGGTAGAGCGTCTACTAGAGGACAACCAAGTGCCTACGGATGATACACCACAATCTTCCTATACAGCAGAGGGTAATGTACTTACACTCAGTGCTTTCACCAAAACTAAGGGCAATTGCTAGTATGGCTAAATGGAAAGAGACAATCATGCCCTTTGAGGTAGACATGGTAGATAAGCCGCCCCACTACAACACAGCTAACATTGAGTGTATAGATGCTATGAAGGCTATGTCAGAGGGTGCAGATGTATCACCCCATGAGGCATACTGTTGGCAGAACTCATTCAAGTATATGTGGAGGTGGCCTT